CCGAGTGACTGATGATGTTGTGATGTCAGACATGATAGACTCACTGGGAAACCCCAGCTGGTCTATTGCGTATCTACACACGGAACTCCACTCAATAGTGGCGAGTATCTGTGAGCACGACAGTATTCAGCGACCAATTCGATGGTCGTTAAAGAGTGGGAGATTGTTGTTTTAATAAACAACCTACTCAACCAGCTTAAACCAGGTCGTCTTTGCGTAAAGAGACCTCACATGGTTATAGCAGCCCCAAGTTTTTGGGGTGGTTCGAGTAGTTTCCATGAGACGCGGTAGTCGAAGAGACGGAAGTCCCTTCTCAACCATCTCGTAGAAAGTTTTCTCCAATCGACATTGCTTGAAATGCATCACATCACCTTCGTTGAAAGGGATGGATTCATCAAGCTGAATTGCATCTACTTCCATCGGTGGGATCCCATCGAATGTAAGCGCAATTTCTTGGTCAATTGTGAACCGATCGATCAACTCGTCCAGGTTTTCTGGTACGTGGAGCTCGAAAGGGTTTGACTTAAGAGGTTGCAGCGATGCGGTGTCAAAATCACTGATGCACATTTGTTCATCAACGAATGCTAGTACGGCATTCATCCTGGCCAGTATTGGTGCAGGACGATATGACACAATTTCTGCATTCTTTGTGAAAATTTCGTTGAAAGCAGCCCCTCGTGCGAGGGCCTTTAAAACATCTTTTTCACATTGAAAGCCATCTTCTTTTATTACTGAAGTATGTATCCGCCTACCAGAATAGTAGGAAGGAACATCCCGTATTTTAATAGTACGGGGGGCCGGGATATCCAACACTTCACATGCTGGACCCCAGTCCATCTCAGTAATCATGTCGGACAAGATTGATGGGAACGAGTGGCCGTGAGAGGCTCTCTGGACCGAATTAAGAGAAGTAAGCATATGCTTCATCTTCCTAATTGCTGTGTCACCAATCTTATCCTGATTTGAGACCACATAGAGAACAGATCTGGTAAAATAGCCAGACTGCTCTACGTGACTCCTTATATCATCTAAATCTATACCTAGCCCTAGTCCTCCCAAAGCTTTTGGGAGGTACATATGATGTAAGTTCACTCCTGTTGGTAATTTCTTCCAATAATTGTGAACAAACACACGCACCACCCGGAGTTTCCACTCACGGGTTCGGCGAGGCGAAGTTAGATAAGACAACTTCTCAGATATGGCGATTCCTTTCCCTATGGCAGGGTTAGAGTCTTGATCTGGGTCACGCGTACGGTGACACAGAACCAATAATCTGAGTTTAATTGAGTCAACAACAAGTGATTCTTCGTACGAAGAAGCAAGAGGATAAGCTGAAGAAACCATACGTTTGTGTGGTTTGATAATCACTTCCTCACACAGTCTAACAATACTGCCACGACCGTGCTTGTCTGTCGACAAAATGCTCCCCCATGCTTTGTGATTCTTGGTGATCTTACTAAGGTAAGCATCAGGGCCGTAAGCTGCGTGATCGTCTCCAACGACCACGGCACAGCGCCAAGGTACAACAAAGATGGGAAATCTCTCTATATCTTTGTGAACTCCAGACCAACCGCCCATTGCTGGGACTTGCGATTCGACACAATAGTCGTGAAAAGCAAGTTCTTCGGCTGCGAGATTCAAAAGAGTGAGAATGCCTTTTGCTAATGGCTCACCCATCATGATACCTCGATTTGAGGTCCATGAGAGTTTCCCATAGGTAAAACGCCTAGAGGAACACCCTATTAGCAATGCTAATTTGGCGTAACCATTATCGAAGGGGCTACCTTCTATTCTGTTCGGAATTAATCTCGAGCTTATTCGAGGAGCGCTTCCAGAAGCAACCTCCTCAGGATTAACAACATAATCCTCCCAGCGATGGGGAATATACTTTAGACCTCCGATCAATCTAGCTTTCTCTAACAACGGTCCCAACAATGCGAATGCAGTTTTATGTGGGATAGCATCCGTTGCCTCAGCCAAGTCTGAGGATAGGAGAGAAAAACCAGACCAGTCGTCAGAGTACCTAAGGTTCCCTAGGCGCTTGACGTACTGTCTTGCTTGATCATCATTTGTCAGACCATCCTTTGCGAATGGGTGGACTGAAAGCGTTTCCCGTAGGAAGTGACCTAACGGTTGCTGTAGAACTATGGACCACCATTTGGTGATTGTCACGGTTCGAGCTTTCAGCCCTGTTTCTGGACAAATGATAACACGAGATGGAATGGGTGGAAACTCAGGGTTCAATTCGAACTCTTCGTTAAAAATCCCCCACTCCTTAGCCTTAATTAATGCTATAGCAAAGATTTGAGACCCAAGTGCCTCATCACAACCCCATCTGCGATCAAGAAGGATGAAGCCCTCCCCGTACGAGGAGACAACCTCACCGAACTTGGCGTTTGGGGGTGCGATCACTGGATTTGGCCTGCACCACGTTCTCCAACGCGGTACACCAGCGATATCTTTTAACTGTAGATCAAAAGGCAAATTCACGATTTTGTCCTCCGTTGGTACTGATTCCAACAGAGAGCTTACATCCTCGTGAATTTTGGCGGCTCTGCCACCTTTTGCAGACGGTATATCAATATCGCCAGAACTGGCGAGAGAGATATGACCAGCTGAATAGGGCCAAACGGACCCATTCAATCTGCTAATATGGTCGGCTACCATACTGGCAGCACCATATATAGTTTGACTTGTAACTCTATCAATTTCAAAGACTGAACTAGTCGTTGAAATAAACTTATTAATAGAGTTTTTAATCCCATAAGCTCCTGCCGACGGTAGGAAGCGGGTTTGACAAAGTTGTGCTAACTTC